CGGCGCCTGCGCCGACCGTGGTCCCTGAAACCGACAAACGCCCGGCGCTGGAGGTAGCCGGTGTAGCCGATGAGTTTGAATCGCTGGCCTGAACGGCCAGCGCGGATTGAAACAAACGCTGGCTTGACGGCCAGCAAAACCCCAACGACATCACTGGAGCAACAACCATGAAAGTGCATCTGAAAAACGTCCGCCTCGCTTTCCCGCGGCTGTTCGAGCCCGCGGCTTTCGAGGGAACCGCTACCTACCGGCGCGGCGCGCTGTTCATCATCCGTGGCGATGACACCGAGCAGCTCGAAATGGTCCGCAAGGCCATTCAGGCTGCGGCGGCGGAGAAGTGGCCGGACCCGGCCAAGCGGTCTGCCATCCTGGCAATGCTGGAGCGCAAGGACGCCCTGTGCTTGCACGACGGCGTGATGAAGGCCGGATACGACGGCTTCGAGGGTAACTTTTACGTGAGCGCCAACGGCGCCAGCGGAAAGACCCCGGAGACGGCCGGGCCGGTAACGGTCATCGACCAGTTCCGCAACCCGCTGACGGCGGCCTCGGGCAAGCCCTACGCGGGCTGCTACGTGAACGCCATCATCGACATCTACGCCCAGGACAACAACTACGGCCAGCGCGTCAACGCTGCGCTCAAGGGTGTCCAGTTCTGGGCCGACGGTGACGCATTTGGCGGTGGTAAGCCGGCCGACGCGGACGAGTTTGAGGCGCTGGCGCCGAGCGAGGAGGACTTTGGCGACCTGGTTTGACGACTATCAGCCCGGTGAGTAGCCGGGCTGCGGATTGAAACAGCCCTGGCGTGTAGCGCCGGGCTGCTGATAGCCACAAACGACGAACAGGCCCTTTGCCCCGGCGCAGCGCCGGGGCTCTTTTTCACGGAGATTTACGATGGTTCAAGCCAAGCAAACACCCCAATCACGTGCGTTCAGTGCGTGGTTGAATGTGGTACCGAAGGACGTTCGGTACGAACTGTGCGACCGGCTTAACACGTCCATGCAGGTGCTTTTGCACTACGCCAAGGGGCGCCGTGCGTTCTCGGCGGCCAGAGCGCAGAAGATCGAGCGCGTTGTCGACAGCATGATAGAGTCTGGCATCGATGTGCCACGCCTGCCGGCCACCTCACTGTGTGCGGCCTGCGAGTCGTGCCGCTACGCCAATAATGACCGCTAGAGGGCCTGAACTATGGGAAGTGCCGAGGGCGCAGCCACGTTGCTGCCCGCCTTCGCCGGGGCATCGGCGAAGGATTGGGACAACCTGATAGCAGCCGGGTACGGGAGCGACCTGCTGCCGGTTGCGCTCGATCCGAACTTGCCGATCCACGAGCGCTCGTCGCTTCGGCAGCGCGGCAAGGTTCCGAGCACGGTGACGCGCGATGGCAAGAGCATCGTCGGCATCCCGTCCTGGCCGACGCATTACTCGACGCCGACCGAAGTCGCCGGCTGGCGGGCGAATCGCGGACTCGGCATGTGCATCATCACGCGCACGGTGCGGGCCATCGATGTCGACGTGACCGACCCGGCAGAGGCGGCCGCCGTGCGGGCGCTGCTGGAAATGCTCGTCGACGGTTTGCAGTTCCGCCGGCGCACTGGCTCGCCCAAGTTCCTGGCTGCCTTTGTCACAGGAGGTGTAATCCAAAAGAGAATCATTCGCACTCGCAGTGGTGGGCTGATCGAACTGCTCGCCACCGGGCAGCAGTTCGTGGCGGCCGGCATCCATTACTCGAACAACCAGCCGTCCGGCTCGCGCTACCTGTGGGACACGCCTGACGGCTTCGCCCCGACATCGTTCGTCAGCCTGCCGCTGACCGAGCTGGACGCGCTGTGGGACGCGCTCGTGAGCGCGTTCGCTGCGGAGGGCACGGAATCACTTTCGCGGGCTCACAGCGCCGCTCCGGCGGTCAAACGGCGTGCCGAGGATGCAAAGCCGGACGACATCGTGGACTTCCTCGCCCAGCGCGGGCTGGTCGTCGAGTACGACCGCTCGGGCCGGGTGGACATCATCTGCCCGTTCGAGCGTTTCCACACCACGGTGTCGAGCGGCAGCGCGACCAGCTACTTTCCGGCCGGCGTCGGCGGCTTCGAGCGCGGGCACTTCCGCTGCCTGCACGCGCACTGCGAACACCGCACTGACGATGAATTCCTCGACGCCATTGGCTACGTCGCCGAGCAGTTCGGCTCGCTTGATCCTTCGGCGCAGCCGTCGGAGACAACGGCCGCCACCAAGGATGTCACCATCACGGTGCCGGGCTCCGGTTTGGCCGGCAGCGTGCTTGCCCGCCCCGGCTACCAGCGCACGAAGACCGGCGTGATCCTTGCCGTGCTGAACAACCTCACGACGGCGCTCGGCCTGGTGTCGGAGTGCGGCGCCGAGCTGTCGTTCGATGAGTTCGACCAGCGCATTTATGTGCAGTACGAGGGCGAGTACAAGCCGTCCGCGCTGACGGATACCGACTACACCCGCCTGCAGCGCACGCTGGAGCGCCGTGGCTTCGGCCCGATCCCGAAGGGCCTGCTAATCGACGCGGTGCGCCTGGTGGCGCGTGAGCGGCAGTTCGACAGCGCCATCAACTGGGCGGCGTCGCTCAAGTGGGACGGCGTGCCGCGCATCGAAACGGCGCTCATCGACTACTTCGGTGCCGAGGACTCGGCCTACACCCGCGCGGTGAGCATGTACCTGTTCACTGCGATGGCCGGCAGGTGCTTGCAGCCGGGCACCAAGGCCGACATGGCCGTCATCCTCGAGGGCAAGCAGGGCATTGGCAAGGGCACCGGTATTCAAGCCCTGGCGCCCTGGCCGGCGGCCTACGCCGAGGCCAGCTTACACAAGATCGACGACAACCTGTCGCGCTTGCTGCGCGGCCGGCTGGTGGTGGAGATCAACGAACTCGGCGGTCTGCTGACGGCAGAGCGCGAAGTTATCAAGTCATGGATGACGCGCACCGAGGACTCGTGGGTGGTTAAGTACTCGGAGTTCCCGATCACCGTACCGCGCCGCTTCGTGCTCATCGGCACGACGAACGAAACTCAGTACCTCGGCGACAGCACCGGCGAACGGCGCTGGCTGCCGGTGCGTGTCAACGCGGTCGACGTGCGCGGCATCGCGGACATACGCGACCAGCTATGGGCCGAGGCGTTCGTCACCTGGGCCTCAGAGGGCGTGCTGTGGCGGAACGCCGACAACCTCGCCACCGCGGCGCGTGCGCAGCGCGTATCGGTCGATCTGTGGCAACCACGGGTGCGCGATTGGATGCTGCGCATGTTCGACGAGCCGACCGGCAGCGCATTGATGAAGAGCGGCGTCACGGCCAGCGACGTGGCGGAAATGGCGCTTGGCTTGAGCGGCGTACGCATGGACCGCCGGGTGGCGCGGCGCATCACGGACATTCTGCAGAGCCTCGGCGCGAGCTACGGGCCGGCCGTCGGCAAGCCGGGCTTTGCCTGGTTCATCACCAAGGACCAATTGACATGAAACGCTGCCTGCTTCTCGACCTTGAGACGTTCAGCGAGATCGACATCAAGAAGGCCGGGTACGATCGGTACGCCGAGCATCCGTCGACCGAGATTCTGATCCTTGCCTGGGCGGTAGACGACGGGCCTGTACACGTGGTCGACCTGACTGCGGAGCCGATGCCGGCCGAGTTCGTGACGCTGTTCAAGGACCCTGACACCTTGCTGGTGGCGCACAACGCCGGCTTCGACCGCCGGGTGCTGGAGCACCGGGCCCGGCTGGTGGCGCCGCTGTCGCGCTGGTACTGCACGGCGGCCCGCGCTCGCGCGCACGCCTTGCCGGGCAGCCTTGAAGCGCTGTCCGCGGCGCTGCTCGGCGAGCCAGAGCGCAAAGACCCGCGCGGCAAGGCGCTCATCCGACTGTTCTGCTCGCCGGGCCGCAAAGGCGCCCGCGCCACGCGTGAGACGCACCCGCAGCAGTGGGCGGAGTTCCTGGGGTACGCCGGCCAGGACATCGTTGCCATGCGCGCGGCGCTGCGCGCCGTGCCGGACTTCAACTTTACCGGCGTCGAGCTGAACCTGTGGCGGATCGACCAGGCCATCAACGACCGCGGGTTCGCTGTCGACCTGGACCTCGCCAAGGCCGCGGTGCGCGTTGCGGACGAAGCCGTCGCTGACATCGACCGGCAGATCGCCACCATCACCGGCGGGGCCGTAGCCGGCGCGTCCCAGCGGGCGGCGCTGCTCGACTACCTGCGCAGCGTGGCCGGCGAAGAGCTGGACAACCTGCGGGCGGGCACGGTGCGCGACGCCTTGACCGGCCGCGAGGACGACACCGGCATCGCCGCCGAGCTACTGCGCCTGCGCCAAGCGGCGGCGAAGACCTCAACGGCCAAGTACAAGGCCCTGCTCACCGCCGCCTGCAGTGACGGCCGGCTGCGCGGCAGCATGGTGTTCTGTGGGGCGGCGACCGGACGCTGGTCGGCGCGGCTGTTTCAGCCGCACAACCTGCCGCGGCAGGACATGCCGCAGGCCGAGATCGATGTCGCCACGCAGGCGGTCAAGGAGGGCACGCTGGGGCTCATCTTCGACAAGCCGCTGCATGTACTCAGCAACCTGCTGCGGGGCTGCGTGGTGGCCGCTCCGGGGCACAAGCTGGTGGTGGCCGACCTGTCCAACATCGAAGGCCGGGTGCTGGCCTACATTGCCGGTGAAGAGTGGAAGGTCGAAGCATTCAGGGCCTTCGACGAGGGGCGCGGACCGGACATCTACAAGAAGACCTACGCCGAGTCGATGGGCGTGCCGGTGGGTGAGGTCAACGGCGATCAGCGTCAAGTAGGCAAGGTAATGGAATTGGGGCTCGGGTACCAGGGCTGGGTCGGCGCGTTCCTGACCTTCGCCGCCGTGTACAACCTCGACCTCAACGCGCTGGCCGGCGCCGTGATGGCGAGCACCGAGCCAGGGGTGTGGGCGGATGGTATGCGCGCGGCCACTCGGGCCGGCAGCAAGGGCCTTCTGCTCGGGCTGGAGCCGCACGTCTACGCGGCCTGCGCTGTGCTGGCGAACAAGTGGCGCCTGGCGCACCCGCGCACGAAAGAGCTGTGGGCAGAACTTGAACTCGCGTTCCGCCGTGCGATCGCACGGCCGGATGTAGAGTTCGACGCTGCCGGTCTGCCGGTGCAGCGGTCCGGCCGCTTCCTCACCATCAAGCTGCCGTCCGGCCGCCGGCTGTGCTACGTCGACGCCGAGTTCCGCGGCGACAAGCTGACCTACATGAGCGTCGATCAGGGCAAGTGGCGGCGCGTCGCCACCTACGGCGGCTCGCTGACGGAGAACGTCGTGCAGGCCGCTGCGCGCGATGTGTTAGCAGGTGGTATAATGCGCGCCGAGAAGGCAGGCTACCGGGTTGTGCTGTCCGTGCACGACGAGCTGGTCACGGAAGTGCCGGATTCGCCGGAGTTCACCGCCGAGGGTCTGGCCGGCATCATGGCTGCCGGCGAGCCCTGGGCGCCTGGTCTGCCGCTGGCGGCCAAGGGCTTCGAGACCAAGCGGTACCACAAGTGAGGGAGTCCGTCATCGAACGCGCGTTCGTGCATCGAGTGGAAGCGCTCGGCGGCGAGACGCGCAAGGTCAAGTGGCTCGACCGCAACGGTGCCCCGGATCGGGTGGTGTTGCTACCCGGCGGCGGTCTGACGTGGGTGGAGCTGAAAGCGCCTGGCGGCCGCCTGTCGCGGCTGCAGGTATTGGAGCATGAACGGCTACGTAGACTCGGGCAGCGGGTCGACGTGGTTTGGACATTGGACGCTGCTGAGAACTGGAGACCGTGATATGAGCAAGGATGAAACGCAGCACACTCACTACGGCGTGAAGGTTGGCCGGTGGATCGTGGACACCGCGCCGCGCTACGGCTACCCGCCGCAGCATGAAATTCAGGTGACGTGCCTGGCTTGCGGGGCCGGCAACCTGCGCTGGATCGACGTGTCGCAGAACAAGCCGAGCGGGCCGCCGGACTGGAAGCTGTACAAGATCGGTAACATCTTCACCGGCTACCGGGCCACGCTTCATGAGTGCGAGGGGACGGACCCCGCATGAACCGCGTAGCCTTCAAACCGCGCCCGCACCAGCAGTTGGCGATCGAGTTCCTGCTCGGTAGCCAGCGCCGCATCAACCTGTGGGCGATGATGGGCATGGGTAAGACGGTCAGTGCGCTCATGCAGTTGGTCGTGGCGCGTGAGCTGCTTGGCGACGACGCGCCGACACTGGTCATAGCGCCCAAACGTGTGGCCGAAGTCACATGGCCGTCCGAAGTAGCCAAGTGGGAGCAGTTCAAGGGGCTCGACGTGGCGGCCATCGTCGGCAACAAGGCGGACCGGCTCGCGGCCGTGAAAGCCGATCGCGCCATACACACGGTGAACTATGACAACATCCCTTGGCTCGTCGAGTACTGGGGCCACCGCTGGCCGTACCGCCGCGTCATAGCCGACGAGAGCACCAAGCTCAAGTCGTATCGCACGCGTGGCGGTGGCCGGCGGGCGCAGGAGCTGGCGCGCGTCGCGCACCGCTACGTGCACGAGTGGGTGAACATGACCGGCACGCCGTCGCCGAACGGCTTGATCGACCTGTGGGGTCAACAATGGTTCATCGACAAAGGCCGGCGCCTTGGCGAAACGTTCTCGGCGTTTCGTGATCGGTGGTTCACGTTCAACCAGTACTCGCACCGGTACACGCCGCTGCCGCACGCCGAGAAAGAAATCACGGAGCTGCTGAGCGACTGCACACTGCCGCTGCGGGTAGAAGACTGGTTTGACTT